CGCCCATGCACCTGCACGCCACCCTAGCCGCCGGCGGCTTCGAGAACGAGTCGGCGCTCGGCCAGGCGACGCTCGAGCTGCAGCCCGCGGTCGACGGACCGTGGACGCTCCTCACCGGCGAGTACCCGAAACCGCGCCGCCGGCGCGAGCTCGAGCCGATGGCCGAGGCGGCGCGCGTCGTCCACCTGCGCCAGGTTTACCCAGATCTGCGTCACTCTGACGCAGCGCTGCGTCAGAGTGACGCAGGCGCGCCCGCGATCGAGGAGCTCGAGATCCGCGAGGGCCTCGCCGGCGAGCTCGGCCGCCCGATTGTTCCGCGTGGAACCAGGCGGGCGCCGGCCGACGACGAGCTCGCGATCGCGCTCCTGCTCGCCGCCTGAAGGGGGCCGGGTTGTGCCACTTGATTTGAGAGTTCCTGCCGTAAGAAACCGGCCAAAACCCGCTCCAGGCCGATTCGCCACGTCGCGCGCGCGGCGCCGGGGACGCCCTGACCCACGCACTTCGCGCCTGACCCCTATTGAAGACCCCTTAAATCGCGCCGAAACGGCATTCCCGGGGGGTCGCCGGCCGGAAGGAAGGTCGCCCCGAAACCCCGATTCCGGGGGGTGGGGCCGAACCGGCAACCGAAGTGCGAACATTTGCCGCACCGCGACATGCCGATGACCCCCGCCCAGCGCAACCGCGCCTTCGTCGCCGCCAGGGGCCGGATCGTGCGCGCGCAGACCACTCATTTGAGTGGCACCAGGGACGAGCTGGCGCGGCTCCTGAAGGAGGCGCTCGGCGCGATCGCGGCGCAGCTCGCCGCCCAGCCCTCCGACTACGAGCGCTGGTCGCTGCCGCAGCTCGGCGCCGAGGTGCGCCGCGCGCTGAACGAGTTCGGCGAGCGCGGCGCGGCGCGCGCGTCCACCGCCATCGGCCGCGCCTGGCAGCTCGGCGAGGACCTGGTCGACGCGCCGCTCGAGGCGGGCGGCGTGCGCGTCGCCGCGGTGCTGCCGCGCATCGACACGCGAGCGCTCCAGGCGATGCGCGCCTTCACGGTCGACCGCATCAGGGACATTGGCCTCGAGGCGGCGAACAAGATCACCGCCGAGCTCGGCCTGGTGGTGATCGGCGCGCGAGCGCCGTCGGATGCGATCGGCGCGGTGAGCGAGATCCTGGGCGCGCAGTCGCGCGAGCGCGCGACCACCATCGTGCGCACCGAGCTCGGCAGCGCGTTCTCACACGCGACCCAGCTGCGCATGGAGGGCGCTGCCGAGCTGCTGCCTGGCTTGCAGAAACAGTGGAGGAGATCCGGCAAGCGCCACCCGCGCCTGCACCATGACCTCGCCGACGGCCAGGTGGTCGACGTCGACAAGCCGTTCATCCTGAAGCCGCTCGGACGCAGCCCGGTCGAGCTCATGTACCCGCGCGATCCTAAAGCGCCGGTCGGCGAGCGGGTGAACTGCGGCTGCCAGTCGATCCCGTTCATGGCGCACTGGAACGTGAAGCACCGCGGCCGCACGCCGGGATCTCCGCTGCTGGAAGACGACGGCGACACGCTCGCCGACGTGCTCGCGCGCGTGCCGGCAAGACAGCCCGCCTAGCAGGAAAAATAAGTCCGATTAATTCGCCGTTACGCCGCCCGGCGTTGACGGCGCGCGCCTTGCCGGGCAGGCTAGGCAGCAGTTTCCTCCATCAAAGGCTGACGCGCGTCAGCCTTATTCCGCTTCCCCTCCCGCAGGACAATCGCGCCCGCTGACGCCGCAGCTCGCGCATCGATCAGGTGCGGGGCCGCGCCAACTCTCGGGAGAGAAACGACGATGGCAGCCACTCCGATTTCCGCCGCCGAAGCGGTCAAGGCGTTCAAGACGCGCCCGCTCGTGCAGACCGCGAAGCCCGGCAAGCTCAAGTACAAGGACGACGCCGGCAACGAGAAGGAGCGCGACGGCTTCATCGTCAAGGACGTGAGCCTGTCCGAAGAGCACGTGCTCGCGGCGGTGAAGCGCGGCGACACGGTGGTGGTGGTCACGCTCGACGGCAAGCGCCACGAGGCGCGCGCCTAGCGTGAAGCTCGCGCCCGCCGGCGGGATCGTGGGAATCGCCGCGCTGCGCGAAGCAGCGACCGGCGAGTACCGCCAGGTGATGGAGCTCGTCCAGGCTGCGCTGGTGGCGAAGCTCGGCTACACGCCCGACAAGTCGTGGATGGTCTGCATCGAGGCGATCTTCGACAGCCGCGTGATCGTGCGGCGCGAAGGGCGCTTCTGGTCCTACCCCTACAAGCTCTCCGCCGACAACAAGGTCGAGCTGGGCGACGCCCAGGAGGTGGTCGAGAACTACGTGCCGGTCGCGCTGCGCGAGGCGCTCGAGCGCTCGGTGCTCCTGGAAGCGACCGCCGCCGACGGCAGCGCCTGGGACGCGGTCCTGGTGCGCGCTGGCAAGTCGGACAACCGGAACTTCTACCCCGATACCGCGCTGCGTGAGGCGGCGCCGCTCTTCGAGGGCGCGCGCGTCTACGCCAAGTCGAACGAGGAGCACCTCAAGGGCACCAAGCCCGACGTGAACAAGCTCGCCGGCTGGATCTCGGGCGCGCGCTTCGTCGAAGGCTCGAAGCCCGACACCGGCCACATCGCCGGCCGCCTGAACATGGCCGCCGGCGCCTCGAAGCTGCGCGACACGATCGTGGACGCCTGGCAGCGCGGCAAGCGCGACCTCGTGGGCCTGTCGATCGACGCCTTCGCCAAGACCTCGTCGCATCAGCTCGTCGAGGGCCTGCGGCGCGTGGTCAAGTTCACCAAGGTCAATTCCGTGGATCTCATCATCGACCCGAGCGCCGGCGGCGCGCTGGTTCGACTCGTCGAAGCCGCCGACCCGAAGGAGCCCGACCCGATGAAGCAGCGACTGCTCGAAGCCATCAAGGCGAAGCGCCCCGACATCTTCGCCAAGATCAACGCCGAGACCATCACCGACGCCGAGCTCGAGGCGCGCTACGCGGAGGCGCTCGCGCCTGCGGCGCCCGCCCCGGGCGCCGAGCCGGTCACCCAGGAGCAGCTGCGCATGGTCGAGGCCCGCTCCTATGCGCGCGGCGCGATCGAGCGCTCGAAGCTGCCGCAGCCCGCGAGGGACCGCCTGCAGGCGCGCTTCGACGGCCTCGCCAGGTTCGAGAACAAGCAGGTCGACGACGAGATCAAGGCCGAGCGCGAGTACCTGGCGCGCTTCACCGAGGGCGGCAAGGTCAAGCTCGAGGGCCTCGAGCCCATCGAGGTCGAGGACCGCTCGAAGAAGATCGCCGAGATGTTCGACGCCTTCTTCGACCAGCAGCACAAGGACCACCGCAGCGCGCACTCCTTCCGCGAGTGCTACATCGAGGTCACCGGCGACAAGCGCGTCACCGGCCGCTGGGAGAACGTGGACCGCGCGCGGCTGGCCGAGGCGGTGGGCGAGGCGTTCCGCGAGTCGCTCGACTCCGGCTCCTGGTCGAACGTGCTCGGCAACGCGATCACGCGGCGCATGGTCGCCGACTACCGGCGCCCGAACCAGTACGACATCTGGCGCCAGGTGGTGACGATCGCGAACGTGAACGATTTCCGCACCAACGAGCGCACCCGCTTCGGCGGCTACGGCGATCTGCCGGCCGTCGCCCAGGGCGCGGCCTATCTGGCGCTCACCTCCCCCACCGACGAGAAGGCGACCTACGCGGTCACCAAGCGCGGCGGCACCGAGGACATTACCCTCGAGATGATCAAGAACGACGACGTCGGCTCGATCAGGCAGATCCCGATCAAGCTCTCGCGCTCGGCGAAGCGCACGCTCGCCAAGTTCGTGTTCGACTTCATCCGCACCAACCCGACCATCTACGACTCGGTCGCGTTCTTCCACGCGTCGCACAACAACCTCGGCGCGGCGGCGCTCGACGCCACCGCGCTCGCGGCGGCGCGGCTGCGGATGCTCAAGCAGACCGAGGCCGACTCGGCCGATCGCCTGGGTATCGGGCCGAAGTACCTCGCTTTCGCAGCCGACCTGCAGGAGACCGCGGTCAATCTCTTCAACCGCAACACCAACCTGGACAAGACCTTCGTCCAGGAGATGTCGCTGACGCTGCTCCCGGTGTGGTACTGGACCGACGTCAACGACTGGGCGATCGCCGCCGATCCGATGGACCTGCCGTCGATCGAGATCGGCTTCTTGGACGGCAACGAGGAGCCCGAGCTCTTCGTGCAGGACAACCCGACGGTCGGATCGATTTTCACCAACGACAAGGTGACCTACAAGATCCGCTTCATCTTCGGCGGCAACGTCATCAACTTCCGCGGCTGGGACAAGTCGGTGGTCGCGTAAGCGGAGAACTCGACCCGACGCCACTGATTACATCCTGCGACCAGCGAGCAGCACCCGCCCCCGCCAGGCTGTCACGAGCAGCCTGGCGGGCGAGGCGGCCAGGGCCGCAGCCACGAGACCACGACACAGGAGAACCGATGAACCCGATCTTCAGCCGCACCCGCCTCGCCTTCCTTGCCGCGCTCGTCGCGATCGCGGCGATCTTCGCGGCTCCGAGCTCGGTGCCGAGCTCGCAGGCCGCGACGCCCGGCGTCGCGGTCGGCGCCGGCCAGGTCATGCCGCTGGTGTTCCACCTCTCGGGCACCTACTCCGCGACCAAGACCGCGCTCGTGCGCTTCCAGATGCCGCAGGCGTGCGACCTGATCTCGATCGGCGCCAACGCCCAGGCGATCTCGGGCACGACCAACACGCTCGACGTGAAGGTCGGCGGCACCACGGTGCTTTCCGCGGTGATCACCTTCGCCGCCGCCACCACCTGGTACGAGGGAACCATCTCGACGGTCCGGGTCGCGCGCGACGCGGTGGTCACGGTCGACTACACGAACGTCGCGACGTCGACCTCCGACATCACGCTGATCATCCAGTGCGCTCGCGTATAGCGAAGCGCCCCGCGAAACCCTCGACAAGAAGGGGCGGACGGCAAGCGAGCGCCCGCCCCTTTTTCATGAGCCGACCCACCATCCCGCCGCTCGATGCTCGTTGACTACCAGACCCTCGTCACCGAGCTGGTGCGCGACGACGCTGCCAGGATCGTCGCCGCCGAGCGCGACCGCGCGATCACTGCGGCGGTGCTGCGCTACTCGGCCGACAAGCCGCAGACCAAGGTGCAGGACCTGACCCCGGAGAGCTCGCAGGTGCTGCCGCTGCCGGCGGCGTGGGAGGCGGGCTTCTCGGTGCTGCTCGAGCTCGAGCACCCGATCGGCGACACCCCGCCCACGCTCCTGCGGCAGGACCGCTACGGCCTCTACCAGGAGCCGGCGGCGACCAAGATCAAGCTCCTCGACGGCGTCACCGTCGCGGCGGGGAGCGTGCGCTCGAGCTTCACCATCATGCACGTGGTGAGCGGCGTCGCCGACACGATTCCCTTGCATCACCGCGAGCCGGTCGCCTGCTATGCGGCGGCGTCGCTGTGCGACCAGCTCGCGGGCTTCTATTCGGGCAGCACCGAGTCGACCATCCAGGCCGACAGCGCCGATGGCCGCACGCGCGCGCAGGAGTACGCCGCGCGCGCGAAGGCGCTCCGGAAGCGCTACTTCGACGAGCTCGGCATCGAGGACAAGCACGGCATGGCGGCCGGCGTGGTGGTGAACCTCGACCTGGCCGACAGCCAGGGCCAGGAGCGGCTCACGCACGCGGCGAGGTTCCGGTGATCGCCTGGTCGATCGACTTCCAGGAGCTCGAGGCGCTCACCGCAGCGATGGCGCGCAACCCGCTGGTGGTGCGCGAGGAGCTGCTCGCCGCGGTGACCGAGGCGGATCTGCTGCTCGCGCGCGAAGTCTCAGAGCGCGCGCCGGTCGGCGCCGGCGGCGCCGCGGGCCTGAAGGGCAGCATCTTCAGCGTCGAGGAGGTGAGCGAGAGCGGCGTGATCGGCCTGGTCGGCACGCCGGTCCAGTACGCCGCGCCGGTCGAGCTCGGCACGCGGCCGCACTTTCCGCCGGTCGAGCCGCTGGTGGACTGGGTGCGCGTGAAGCTCGGCATCGTGGAAGAGCGCGAGGCGCGCGGCGTGGCGTTCCTGGTGGCGCGCAAGATCTCGCGCAAGGGCACCAAGGCGCAGCGCCCGTTCGGGCTCACCTTCGAGGCGCAGGAAGCCCAGGTAGGCGAGATCTTCGAGCGCGCCACCGCGCGCATCGCCGAGCGCCTCGAGCCGGGGAAGGCGTGAGCCATGCCCGCGCTCGCGGACATCCGCGAAGCGATCCGCGTGCGCGTCGCCGGCGTGGCGAACATCGGCAGGGTGAACGACTACCAGCGCTACACCGAGAAGCCGAGCGAGCTCAAGGCGCTCTACGTCGCGAGCATCAGCGGCTCGGACCAGCTGCGCGGCTGGAACATCACGCGCGTGGCGAAGGCCGAGCGCTACGTGGACTTGAACCGCTGGGTGATCGACAACACCTGGAACATCCGCGGCTTTATGGCGCTCAAGGACTCGGCCGCGAGCGAGAAGACCTTCGACAGCCTGGTCGAGGCGGTGTGCGACGTCTTCGACACCAACCCGGAGCTGATCGCGGGCGCGGACCCGGTCGAGGTGATCCTGGACGAGGACCGCGCCGGCGTGCAGGTGCCGGAGAGCGGCCCGGTGATTTTCGCCGGCGTGCTGTGCCACGCGGCGCGGCTGGTGCTCGCGACGCGGCACTACAAGTAGGAGGCGGACTGTGAACAAGGACAAAGACGAGTTCCACGGCCAGGGCGGCGCCTACATCGTGCGCGACGGCAAGCGCGTGCGCGTGGAAGACCCGACCAAGGACCACCCCGACGGCAACCGCGCGCGCGACAAGGACGGCAACCCGATCGAGGAGAAGCGCCCGGAGGCGCCGGCGAAGCCTAAAGGAGGCGCGAAATGATGCGGTTCAAGCGCAAGGTCCTGCTCTTCAAGCTCGAGGGCACCTACGGCGTCGACTCGGTGCCGGTGGCCGGCACCGACGGCCTCCTCGTGCGCAACCTGAGCGTGCGCCCGCTCAAGCTCGCCTACGAGGAGCGCGGGCCGCTGGTGAAGCCCTTCTACTCGAACGACGGCAAGATCATCACCGGCAAGTGGAGCGAGCTCGATTTCGAGATCGAGATCCAGGGCGCGGGCGGCGCGGTCGATGCGGTCGCGAAGTGGGCGCCGGTGCTGCGCGCCGCCGGCTTCGCCCAGACCATCAACGCCGGCGTGTCGGTGCAGTACGACCCGGTGTCGACCGGCGAGGAATCGGCCAGCGCGTACTTCCAGATCGACGGCCGCCAGCACAAGATGCTCGGCCTGCGCGCGTCGAAGTTCGCGCTGATGATCAGCGCGGGCAAGGTGCCGGTGTTCCAGTTCGGCTTCATGGGGCTGCACGTGCAGCCGACCGACACCGCGCTCACGCCGGCGACGCTCACCGGCTTCCAGAAGCCGATCGCGGCGAACAACGCCAACACCACGCCCTTCACGCTGCACGGCTTCGCCGGCAAGTTCCGCGAGTTCAGCCTCGACATGGGCCTGCAGGCGCCCTACCGCAACCTGATCGGCTCGGAGTCGGTGCCGATCCTCGGCCGCAAGCCCACCGGCAAGGTCACGCTCGAGTCGGAGCTGGTGGCGACGAAGGACTGGTGGACCACGATCAAGAACGAGACGCTGGGCGCGCTCGCGATCACGCACGGCACCGCGGCGGGCTTCAAGGTGAAGATCGACGCGCCCAACGTGCAGGTGACCGAGCCCGACGACCCCGACGAGGACGGTGTGCTGATGCTCAGCGCCGCGCTCGACTTCATCCCTGGAGCGGGCGGCAACGACGAGGTGCGGATCACCTCGCTCTAAAAAAGCATCCCCCGGCGCGCGGCGTCCCCAGGCCGGGCCGCGCGTGGGTAGCGGCAAACACAAGAAGAAAAAAGCCGACGGCCGGGGGCTTCGCGCCGGGCGAGCCTGAGAGCTCCCTGGCGTTTTTTTTATGAGGAATTGAAGAGATGTTCAAGATCGCGCAGAAACCCACCTACAAGTGGCCGGTGACGGTCCAGATCCCGACCGATGGCGGGCGGTACACCAAGGCCACCTTCACCGCCGAGTTCAGGGCGATGTCGCAGAAGGAGATCGACGAGCTGGTGCTCGCGGGGCGCGACGGCGACCGCGACGCGGATCTCTGCCGCGAGCTGCTCGTCGGCTGGAGCGGCGTGCAGGACGAGGACGGCTCCGAGATCGCCTTCAGCGACGAGGCGAAGGACCGGCTGCTCAACATCACCTACGTGCGCCACGGGCTGCTCGATGCGTTCTTCGCCTCGATCACCGGCGCGGGCGCCCGCAGAAAAAACTAGCCGACGCCGCGCGCCACTGGGCCGAGACCGGCCGGCGCGGCGGCGGCAGGGACGAGGTGGAAGACGATCTCAGGTACTACGGTGCGGACGAGGACACGATCGAGGAAGTGCTCGCCGATGAGCGCGCGGGCGACTTCGAGGTGTGGCCGGAGAACCAGCGGCCGGTCGAGCTCTTCCTTGCCTGCGGCACGCAGTGGCGCATCGGCGAGCGGGGCGTCGTGCTCGGGCTCGACTACCAGGGCGTGGCCGCGCTCTTCCGCATGAAGCGCGTGCGCGACCAGGAGGCGATGCTCGCAGACCTGCAGACGATGGAGCTCGCCGCGCTCGAGGTGATGAACGAGAGGCGCAATGCCTGAGATCCAGGTAGGGATCAAGCTGCGCGCCGACGGCCAGGGGCTGGTGGGCGAGGTGCGCATCGCGCGCGAGGAGATGGAGAAGCTGACCAAGGCCGCCGGCGAGTCGGGGGACGCCGCGAAGAAAGCGGCCGACGACGGCAAGCGCCACAGCGAATCGCTGAAGAACGTCGAGAAGTCCGCGCGCGCGGCCGGCCTCGCGATCGCCGCCGTCTCTACGGCGGTGGCCTACAAGACCAAGCAGTGGATCGACAACGCCGCCGGCATGGCCCGCTGGCAGGAGGTCACCGGCAAGTCGGTCGAGAGCCTGGCCGCACTCAAATACGTCGCCGAGCAGACCGACGTCAGTTTCGACATGCTGATGGCGACCTACCAAAAGCTGCCGCGCGCCATCGTCGAGGGCCTGGGCAAGGACAGCGAAGCGGGGCGCGCGTTCAGGGCGATCGGCATCGACCCGCGCACGATCAAGGCGAACGACGATGGCATGAACCTCATCATCGACCGCCTGCGCCAGATCGAGGACCGCGGCGTGCGCGCCGCGGCCGCGCAAATGATCTTCAAGCAGCGCGGCGAGGACCTGCTGCTCTGGATCAACCAGGGCTCCGAGGGCCTTCGCAAGCTCAACCAGGAAGGCGAACGCTGGAACACGATCACCGGCCGCAACGCACAGCAGGCGAAGGAGCTGAAGGACAACCTCAACACGCTGAAGTATGGCAGCGACGCGCTGGCCGCGTCGATCGCCGACAACACGGTGCCGGCACTGAACACCCTTATCGCGCGCCTGCGCGAGGGCAGCAAAGCGTCCGGCAGCTTCTTCGGCGCGCTTGGCACGGCGAGCGACGAGCAGAAGTGGAGCCGGGACTTCCATGAGGCGACGGAGCGGTTTCTCGCCGCCCAGAAGAACCTCGATCGGCTGAACGCGAGTAGCGGATGGATGCGGCAGGGATTGCCAAGGGCGCGTGCCGAGCTCGAGGCGGCGCGACTGGAAGTAGAGCGGTTGCAGAGAATCAAGCCCATCCTGATTCCCGAGCCGCCGGCGGCCAGCAAGCCCGAGGGCGGGGCGAAGCCCAGCTTCAAGCAGCCCACGCTCCTTGACCTGCAGTCGACCGCCGATGAAGAGGCGCGCCGGCGCAGCGCGCAGCAGTTCCTGTTGACGCTCGAGGACCGGCTTGCCGCCCTGAGCGGCGAGGGCACCGAGGTGAGCCGCGTGACGCGCGAGCTCGGGGCGAACGCCGCCAGCTACACCGCGGCCGAGCAGGAGGCCGCGCAGGCGCTCGCCGAGAAGATCGACTGGCTGAGGCAGGCGAAGGAGGCGACGCAGGCGTACCTGGCGGAGGTCGCGGCCGATGAGGAGGTCAGGGCTGAGGTTGAGGCGCTGAAGCTCCGCTCGCAGGATCGCATCAACGCGATCCGCGAGGAGAACATGCTCGAGATCGAGGTGCTGGAGATGCACCTCGAGCAGAAGCGCCAGGCGGTCGAGCAGGCTGTGCTGTTCGAGCAGATCTCGCGCGCGGAGGCCGACCGCCAGCTCGAGCTGCTCGAGATCCAGCACCAGGCGAAGCTCGGCAACGCCACCGCGCAGGGCATCATGCAGCGGCGCAACCTCGAGCGCATGGGGATGCTGCAGCAGGCCCAGTTCTACTTCGGCCACCTGCAGCAGATCACCGCGGCCGGCGCGCAGCACAGCCGCACGATGTTCAAGATTAACCAGCTCGCCGGCATCGCCAACGCCATCATCAGCACGCACCAGGGCGCGGCCAAGGCGCTCAAGTGGGGCTTCCCGCTCGGCCCGATCTTCGCCGGGCTGATCGTCGCGGCCGGCATCGGGCAGATCCAGGCGATCCGCAGGGCCGAGTTCGGCGGCACCTCCGCGCCCTCGATCGCTGGCGGGAGCGCGATCCCGGTGACGCCGGCGGCGGATTTGTCCACAGTCGCCGCACCGCCGGTGCCGGACATCGCGCAGGCACAGCCCGTGCAGCGCAGAGATATCACCATCACCTTCATCGGCTCCGGGCGCTACACGCAGGAAGAGATCCGCGAGTCGCTGATGCCGGCGCTCAATGAGGCCCTGGGCGATGGCGTGGAGCTGCGGGTGAGGAACTGATGGGACCGCTCGTGCTCCATGACAACCGGCTGCGCGATGCGGTTCCGGTCGCCTCGAGCACGGCCGCTGGGTTCGACGTGCTCAATCTCCGCGACATGCGGGACTTCACCTGGTGGAAGCCCGCCGCGCTGCCGGCGACGGTGACGGTCGACAGCGGCTCGGCGAAGAACGCTGACTCTCTCGCGATCTACGGCCATGAGCTCGGCAGCAAGGGAGTCACGGTCGAGCTGCGGAAGTCGACCGACAACTTCGCCGCCAACGACGTGCTGGTGGACACCCATGCCCCGACCGACGACAAGCCGATCCTGCGGACGTTCACTTCGACCTCGAGCCGCTACTGGCGCATCCGCGTCCTGAATGGCACCGCACCGGCGATCGCGATCGCGCTGCCCGGCGTCAAGCTGGAGATCCCGACCGGGGGCATGGAGCAGCCGTTCGACCCGATCGGGCGCAACCTCAAGTCCCAGTACAACCGCTCGATCGCCGGCCGCGGCCTCGGCAAGGTCATCAACTACCGCGAATGGAAGGCGCGGCTCGAGTTCAAGCACCTGACCTGGACCTGGGTGCGCGACACCTGGCGCTCGGCCGCCGAATTGTGGCTCGAGTCCGAGCCGTGGCTCTTCGCCTGGAACCCGGACAGCTACCCGAAGGAAACCTACCACGTCGCGATCGACGGCGAGTGGGACGCGCCGCACCGCTCCGGCAGCCGCTGCGATCTGCGGGTGCCGGTGGTGGGGCTGATCCCTTAGAGCCATGCCCGAGCGCGTCCTTTCCCAGATCCTCGAGCTCGACATCGACAAGTGCCAGAACACGTTCGGCGTGTCGCCGTGCACGGCGGGGCGCGTGGAGAGCGGCACCGCGCAGGCGGGCGCCGCTCGCACGATCACGCTGCGCGCCGGGGCCTCGGCGGTCGATGACGTGTTCGTGCCGATGACGGTGCGCATCGTGAGCGGCACCGGCGCCGGCCAGGAGCGGCGCATCGGCGATTACGTCGGCGCGACGAAGGTCGCCACGATCGCGGCGGCCGAAGCGGACTTCGCGCCGGCGCCGGATGCGACCTCGGTTTATGACGTGATCAACCGCCCGAACGCCTGCTACAACGTGTTCGCCGGCAAGTCGCCGTGCCAGGACAAGCCGAACTACGTCAAGGGCACGCAGACGCTGAAGTGCACGGGCATCGGCAGCCCGATCCCGGTGGGCCAGGTCGTGCGGCCTTACATCAAGAACGTCGAGCGCGCGCCGACCAGGCTCGACCCGGAGGAAGGGCTCGCGGTCCGCGCGGACACCACGTTCACGCTCATCGATGAGCCGGACGCGGACGTCGAGACCGACCCCTACGTGCGCGACCGCGCCGCGCCGGCGGGCGGCACTTACTGGTCGCGGTTCTTCGCGCGCAACCCGAATTACGCGGGCCGCACCGCGCGCTTCAAGCAGTCGTTCGTCGATCACGGCGTGTTCGGCGCGGCAGTCACCGAGCGCTACGTGATCGATTCGATGAAGGGGCCGGGCGGCAACGGCGAGGTCATGGTGACGCTCAAGGACCCGACAAAGCTGCTCGACAAGGCGAAAGCCCCGACGCCGACCTCCGGGAAGCTCGCGGTCGCGCTCGGGGTGAACGATATGCAGCTCACCCTCGGCGCGGGCGGGGGAGCGCAGTACACCTCGACCGGCTGGGTGCGCGTCGGCAAGACCGTCATCCGCTACGACGGAAAGGCCGGCGACGTGCTGACCTGGTCGCTCTCCGCTTACCGCGCGGTGTTCGGCACCGAGGTCGAGGAGAACGATGTCGGCAGCGTGGTGCAGCAATGCCTGGTGTACGACGACGACGCGTACTCGGCGGTGATCGAGGACCTGTATAACCGCGCCGGCATCCTCGATGCCGACATGGATCTTGCCGGGCTGCAGGCCGAGGACGAGATCTGGCTGGGTGCGCAATACCGGGTGACCGCGCTGATCTCGGACCCGGAATCCATCTCGACGCTGGTCAAGGAATTGCTCAGGCAGGCGCAGGCGATGGCGTGGTGGTCGCCGACCGAGCAGAAGCACAAGTTCAAGGTGTTCGCCCCGGCCTCGCCGTCGATGGTGGTGGCGAAGACGCTCGACGAGACCGCGCACCTGCGCGACGCCGGCGTCGAGCCCGAGCGGCTCGACGCGCTGCGCATCACGCTGTGCGCCGTCTACTACGGGCTCAGGAGCGCGACGGAAAACGTGAAGGAGGCGAAGAACTACCGGATCGCCGACCTCGCGATCGACGCCGACGCGGAAAGCCCGAACGAGTACAACGGCCGCATCCCGCAGACGTTCTACTCGCGCTGGTTCGGCTCGCCGAACCAGGTCGGGATGCGCACCTTCGCGCAGCGCCAGGTCGCGCGCTACCGCGACGCGCCGGAGAACCTGCGCGCGTTCTCGCTCGATCCCAAGGACGGCGACGTGGCCGAGGGCCAGATCGTGGACCTCAAGAGCTCCGGGCTGGTGGACGCCGCCGGCGCCATGCGGACCGCCAGGTTGCTGATCACCTCGAGGAAGGATCGCGGCACGCACCTGGAATGTTCCGCGCGCGTGACGACGTTCGACCGCCGCTACGGCTTCATCGCGCCGGCCGGCACGGCCAACTACCCGAACAACAACGGCTACGCCTGCGTGTCGAGCGCAGCCGGCCTGATGAACGACGGCACCCAGGGATACCTGATCATATGAGCGCGCTGCCGACGATCCCGCAGACCGCCTTCGTGCCGTGCCCGAAGGCCGGGTTCAAGAACGTGCGCGTGGCGACGAGCTGCCCTGGGTGCGAGCACTTTCGCGGCCTAGTGAAGGTCGATCGGCAACCGCAGGCGTCATTCATCCAGGCGATGCGCGTCGGCTGCGCGCACCCGGTCACGCGAACCATGATCCACGTCGAGGTCTGACATGCCGGCTCCGTCCAAACCTTTCACCACGATCGCCGACGGCGACATCGATCCCGAGAGCCCTCTCACCACCACGCTGATGACGGCCTACCGCGATCGCGACCAGAACCTGAAGGAGTGGCTGGGCGGCAGCTTCGTCGCCGCGGTCGACCACAACCATGACGGCGTGAACAGCTCGCTCCTGCCCGGCAACGTCGCGGGCGCGCTCTTTCTTTGGCAGAACTACTTTTTCTAGGGGGGCAAGGCATGAGGTTGATCAAGATCCGGATTTCCGAATGGCGCGACGGCGAAGGGCCGACGCCTGAGCTGGTCGCGGCAGCCAGGCTCGTCGCGGAGACCGCCGAGCGCGAGGCTGCCGCGCGGCGCGAGCTGGTCGAGGCCGATGAGCTGATGGAGCTCGCGGACACGGAAGCGCACCGGGCGGCGCGGGCTGCGCGCACGGCGGCGGTCCTCAACGCCGTTGCCGCGCGCAACGCGGCGCGCAGCGCCGAGGCTGCGGCAGGCGAGGCGGCAACGCGCGCGATGAAGTCGCACCCGAGAGTCGGCACGCACGGCTACCAGATCCTCACCGACGACGGCACCGCGGTCGGGCGGGTGGTCGATGAGGATGGAAAAGACCTGCCGGCCGGTGCGGTCTACGGCTATCTGGTCGTGGACCAGGCGCCGGCCGTCCCGTCGTGGGCGAAGGGGGTGTCCGATGCTTAAGAGATTCCGCCGCTCCATCGCGGTGCTGGCGATCGCCGGCGCCGGCTTCGCGTTCTATGCGCTCGGCTGGATCGAGCGCGGACTCGAGTGGCTGCTCCTCTTCGGCAGCACGTCGCCCGCGTTCGCTTCCGTGCCGCCGAGCAACTTCACTCCGCAGACAGTCACCGCTGCCAACACCGCCCTGGACGGCACCGGCACCACCGCGCTGATCGCCACGGCTCCGGCGACCGCCGGCGGTGGCAGTTTCGTCGAGCGCGTCAGGGTTACGCACCTGGGGACGAACGTGGCGACGGTCGCGCGGGTGTTCCTGAACAACGGCAGCACGCCCGGCACCGCTGGCAACAACGCGCTGATCGCGGAGAAGACCATCCCCGCGAACACGCTTTCGCAGACCGCCGAGAGCGTGCCGCAGGACATCATCATCAACCAGGTGCTCAAGGGGCACGCGACCACGCCCGAGCGCATCTACGTCTCGATCGGCACCGCGGTGGCGGCTGGCCTGAAGTTCACGCCGATCGGCGGCGACCTGTAAATGGGCTCCGTCCACGGCGGCTTCCTGAACGTGCCGGACGCGCGGCGCATAACGCGCGCGTTCACCGCGACCGGCACCTGGTACAAGCGCGACAAGCTCGTATACACACGCGTGCGCGTGCAGGGCGGCGGCGGCAGCGGCGCCGCCAGCGGCGAGGTGAAAAGCCCATCCAGGGCCGCCGGAGGCGCAGGCGGGTACGCCGAGAAGATCATCAACGCAAAAGACCTCCAGATGCAGGAGACCGTCACCGTCGGCGGCGTGGGCAGCACGTCCTCGTTCGGCTCGCACTGCTCGGCGACCGGCGGTGGCAACGGCTCGGGCGCGTCCGACGGCGGCGGTGGCACGGCCACCGGCGGCGACATCAACATCAACGGCGAGGCCGGCCACAACGGCGGCGCTACAGCAGGCCTAGCGAACGGCGGGCGCGCAATCATGGAGCGGTTTGGCTCTGGCGGAAACGGCGCCTCGATGCCACCGGGGGGATCAGCTGAAACCGGCGCGGCGGGTGTGGTTCTGGTCGAGGAGTTTTACGCACCATGAAATATCTGCTCATTGAAGAAAGCGGGCGCGTCGCGCAGGTGTGCGAGGCGGTCTTTCCGGTGGCCGAGCCGCTCGCGTGGGTCGCGGTGGACGATGCGGCGATCGTCAAGCAGGACGATCGGCTGGACCTGGCTTCGGGCGAGCTGAAGGCGGCCGAGTTCAAGATCCGCCCGCCGGCGATGGAGGTCGTCGAGCTCGGCCCGCTGCCGCGGCTCGCATTCACCAGGGTGCACGCGTGACACCCGAGGTCATCCTCGGCGACGCTTCCGACTTCGCCGAGCGGCACACGGAAGCTTTCCCGCTCTTCGTGCGCCTGATGATCTTCGCGCGCGCCGGCGACGCCGAGCCGAGGCACGCGCACCGCGACGGACACTTCACCGCGCTGCTCAAGGGACGCGCGCGCTTTCTCGGCGAGGGCGGAGTGGCGATCGAGCGCACGGCGCCGGCGTTGGTGTGGATCGGTGCCGGCGGCGAGCACGAGATCACCGCGCTCGAGGACGGCACGATCTGCGCGTGCATCCACGACAAGCGGGCCCTGACGTGATCGCTTAAAGGACAGAGGGGGCGACCGGCGCGGTGCGCAAACACCGCGCCGGCCCCTTTCCCGGAGATGGTCCTCCGAGCAGGACAAGGCCCCCTGCCACGTGCACGCGGCAGGGCGAGCCTACACGACGTTCGGAGGCGTGGCGGTGCAGGACATCCGGTGCGGGCATTGCTCGCGAAAGCTCGGCGTAGGACAATACGTCGAGCTGCAGATCAAGTGTCCCCGCTGCGGGACGCTGAACCACTACCGGGCCGCGAGCCCTCAACCCGAACGCCAGGGCGCGTCGACGAAGGAGTCGGCGCGTGGCGAACAAGAAAAATAGCGAGCCGGCCGGGCGGCCCCGGCCGATCATCCCCTGGATCGGCGGGAAGTCCGGCCTCGCCGACCGCATCATCCCGCTCTTCACCCCGCACCACTGCTACGTCGAGGTGTTCGCCGGCGCGGGCTCGATCCTTTTCAGGAAGCCCGAGTCGCGTGTCGAGATCCTGAACGACATCAACCTCGAGCTCGTCACGCTGTACCGCGTGATCAAGCACCACCTGGACGAGTTCATCCGCTACCTGCGCTGGCTGCTCACCGCGCGCGAAGAGTTCGAGCGCTTTAAGGCCACCGACCCGGCGACGCTCACCGACGTGCAGCGCGCGGTGCGGTTCTACTACCTGATGCTCAACTCGTTCACGCCGACGCCGAAGTCGAACACGTTCCGCGGCGACGCGACTCGCCGGCCGAAGTTCAACCTGCTGCGAATCGAGGAGGATCTATCGGCCGCGCACATTGCCTCACTGCCGGCTTTCCGTGTCAGCCCTGGAGCGCGGCGGGGAAGAGGCTCGGCGCGCGCGACCCGCGCTGGCTGTGGCCAGACATCGCGCACGCGGTCGAGGCGAGCGGCGTTGACCTGGTCTACCTCGAGAACGTGCGCCGCCTGGTCTCGGCGGGCGGGCTCGCGCCGGTCCTTGGTGACCTGGCCGATCTCGGGTTCGATGCGGAGTGGGACGTGCTGCGCGCGTCCGACGTCGGCGCTGCGCACCAGCGCGAGCGGGTTTTTATTCTGGCCTACCGCGACCGCGCAAGAAGCTGGTTCGGTGCAGGTACGAGCAAGCGGTCGAGGTTTCGGTGCCTTTACACGAGCAGGCCGCTCGACGCAGCTCACGCTCAACCGGCGAGCGGAGCGCTGGCCCACGGCGAGATCGGAGGATGCGGAGAGCTGCGGCAATCACCCCGGCGCGATCGACAGCCTGAGCGGCGCGACCTCGAGGTGGAAGACACCGCACGGCATGGCGGGGGTCGACCGCACCGGCAAGCCTGGCGGCGGCGGGGAATTCGCGCGCCAGGTGGAGCGCTGGAGCACGCCGATCGCCAGCAATGCCGGCGGCGCGCGCATGCGATCCGCCTACGAAGATCTGGGGCGCGAGGCTGTGCGCTGGCCGACACCGGCCGCGCGAGACGAGAAGGGGGCGAACAGCGCCCGACACGTGCGCGGTACACACATTTCTGTGCGCGGGCGACACATCGATCAGCTGCCGAACTACGTGAGCTATTCGCGCCAGGCCCGGAGGATCTGCGGTGGGGCCGAATCGTCGAGGCGGCGCCGTGGCTGTCGCCGGCGACTGAACCCGGCGTTCACGGCGTGGTTGATGGGCTGGCCCTGGTGGTGGACGAATCCAGGCGTCACCAGCTGCGCGCGATCGGCAACGGAGTCGTGGCGCTGCAGGCTGCGGCAGCGTTTGTCCTGCTTGCTCGGCGAGCCTTTGGGGAGGCCCTAAATAGGGCAGAAATGGGGTAAAAAGCGGGCCATTTACGACGGTCGCAAATCAAGTGGCACGTTTTCTCATTTCATGTGGCCGCTTACACCCGTGCCGCTGCCCGCGCTGAGCACGTTGATGTTGCTCACCGTCCCCGTCACCGGATTGGGCGCCCCCGCCGTGGTCG